ATCCACTTCTTTTGCAAGTTTAGTTTTAATAGCAGCTTCGAAAATTGTAGCAGCTTTTCCTTTAAACTCACTTGAAAGTGTTGCCTCTTCAGATACTAGAGCATTTAAGTCTTCTTCGAAGTTTGCTTCGTATTGAATTTCTTGCTCAGCAATAGATTCGCCATCGAAATCATCTTCGTCTGTACCGTTATAGTGCATCATAGCATGCAAAGCTTTTTTATCCATTTTTTGCATTTTACCAACCATAGCAGTAATCATAGCTGCTTTAGTTTTCGGCATTGGATCTTGTTTAGATTGATCACCTTTACGCTTTGGGGCTGCCCCACTAGCATCTCCGGCTTTATCAACACTTGCAACTGACTGTGCTTCTTGATCTCCGGTGTTCATTTCCACGACGTTATCATCATGGAGCTCAACATCTTGATCTTCTATTTGATTTTGATCAGTCATTAATTGACTCCCTATTATTAATTTTTGATTAACGAGAGGAAATTTTTGAACTCACGAACTTGAACCTCATAGAGATCTTTCCGCGGAGCTTTCTTGATTTCAGTCTCCATTTTTTCAATTGTTTGAGCTTCCAAAATACCGTTATTCCAAATCCAGTCAACACCTTCCATAACTCCATTAACAAATGCTGACGGTGCAGATGGATCTTGTACTATATCAATAGCATTAAGAATAAAATCGTCTTTGACGACCATTACGTTGTTTTGGTTTACTAAACTTCCCATACCACGAGTCGAAACGCCCAGCTGAACGCCGCCATCGAGTAGACCTTGAACGATCATTCCCATTGGAGTATTCAGTACTGTAGCTTTTCCCATAACATCATTTCCCTGAAATTTCAGTTCTTCGATCTTATGTGAAACCTTGTCTAAATTAACGGTCGGTCCTTCAGGGTGATTTAACTCACCAACCGCACGACCTTTAGAAACTTGCTTATCATTATAAGAATTGATAGCTTTTTCCATGATCGGTTTTGGATATATACGACCGTTACGATTCTTCATATCAGCTTGTGCAAATACGCCTTCAATAACGTAGTTTTTCTTGCCAGTTTTTTCTTCAGTAATAATGTTATAGCCAATTTGATGGTCTACAAATTCAGAAATAAGTTTCATTGCACAAACTTTCTTTTTTATCCGCGAGGATGACTAACAGACGTTAGTTTAATCGCGCCATTAGCAGCATATATTTTAGTAGTTGAATCTTTTGGAATCAACACAGTTTCACCACCAGTTAGTGTCATAGTAGCACTATCAGCTAAAGCAGTGTTTATTAAAACAACCTGATAAGCTGTAGTTGATGAATTAACTGCTCGAACTAAAGTACAGTCACTCACAGTTGAAGCAGCACTTGCTAAAGTAGGTGATGCAATTTCTGCTTGCAATGGTTTATAATATTGTACCATTTTGCGCTTTCCTCTTAAATTTATTAATATTATTTATATGATTTTAATTTTCTACTTCTTCTTCTTCGTCTTCTTCGTCTTCTTCAAAATCTTCATCGTCGTCTTCAATATCGTCTTCCAGATCAGGATCTTCCACATCAATATCATCATCAGATACGTCTTCGTTATCTTCAGTATCGTCTTCATCGATATCTTCCTCCTCGTCTTCGTCTTCGGTACCGTTATAAATGGCCCCAGACAAACGAATTCTTTCTTGATCAAGCACATCGTCTAGTTTAACAGAAATTGCTTGTCCAAAAATTTCATTCGCTTTGTTGTAGTCTTTTGCTAAAGCAGCATCAACTAAACCAGCTAAAGGATTTTCTTGTACTTCAACTTCATTATCATCTAGTTCTAAATTTTCACTCATTCTTCATCTCCTTGTTGCTCTGGTGGTTCGTCACCTTGCGATTGTTTTTGCATAGTATCAATTTCGTCATCAGTTAAATGAAGAATATTCTTCATCACCCATTGTTTCGAGAAGTAACCGTCAGGTCCAACGTATTGACTTACTGCATCTAGCGTTGTAAGTCTTTCTCTTAAAAGTTCAGAATCTTTTAATTCTGTAAAATGATTATCTCTAGAGAAATCAACAATAATGTGATTTCGCATATCTATCCAATCATTTTCAGATATAATACCTTTTAATATTAGTTGTATTTTTAAAATATCAAGAAATAAAGTTCCAAATCTTGTACGTAGTCGATCGATATATTTTTGAAACTTCAATTCGTCACGACTAATTTCTGTAGATCTACCAAGTGAAAACTGTTGTTCTTGTTCTAAACGATTTAATGGTACATTAAGTGAACGATACACTTTCTTTTGAAAATATAATACATCATCCATCTGTCCAAGATTGTCGCCACCTGGTAATGTGGAAATCTCAGTACCTTTACCACCTTCTCTTCGTGGTAACCAAAAATCTTCAAGCAAAGACTGATGTTTTCTATCATCTTTGATTTCACCGCTACTAGCATCGTAAACAAGCTTGTTACGATAACGAGTCATAATGTCTTTCATATATTGCTCAGCCTTACCACGTGGTAAGTTACCAACATCAATATAAAAAATTCTACGTTCTGGTGCTCTTGCTAAACGATAAATGACTAAAGAGTCTTCCATCATTCTTAACTGATTAAGTGGCTTAAGTACTTTGTGTAAGTATGACAAAACTTTTTGCCGTTTTTCATCTAACAAACCAGATGTGATATACGAAACTGAGTCTAGACTTAATTTAACTCCAGCAGATTGATACCCAGGTTTTTCTTGGTAAATAAAATATTCATCTACTTTTTGTATTAAATTAGCTCCAGTTTTTGGATCTTTCTTTTTCTTTACTTGTTTTACTTTACGAATTCTTGCCGAATCAATCGGTCTAATATCGAGAATGCCTTGCTTTTGATTAGTTTCATCTACTACAAGGTGGTGATATAATCTACCGTCGATATACCATCGTCTAAAAATATCGTGCCCAAGTTCGACAAAATTCATTTTATTTAATATTGTGTCAAATTCTTCTCTAATTTTATTTTTTATTGATTCGGAAACTTTTAAATTTTCCATGTCTAAAGCAATAGGTTCTTGTCCGCCAACAACTGATTCGTTAACGATATCTTCAATTGCCATATCAACTTCAGGGTGCATAGCCACGCCACGGTATTTCATTATTAACGCATGATTGTCTTTTGCGTCAGTACCGTCTTGACTAATATATTGTCCATAGTGTGATCCAGATACAGTAACATAACCTGCACCATCTTCATCTCGAGCTGGAACGATGGAAGGAGCTTTCGGGTTCTCCGATCCAACAGTTGAAGCTCTTTTTATTTCAAAGCCAAATAGCTTAAAGCCATCAGTGTCTGCCATTAATAATTCCTTTTATAAGAGGAGAGCGGTTTTCCGCTCTCCATCTATATATCATTTATCCATCAGTGGTATTTGATGTCCAATATTGATATTGCCATTCTATCGTAAATCTTTCGATATTATCATCAGAATAACTCAATTCAATTGGAGATATAGCTGAAGGCCAAGCATCTTTGAACGTGTATGTCTTAACAACACTTTCGTCACGATCAAATTGTTCGACTTTTAAATCAGCAAAATAGAGTTCTGGATTTTGCACACCGCCAGCATCTGCATGATTAGCGATCGCGTTCATCCATCTTTCCATTTCATTTCTGACTTTCATTTCAACATCGTTTATTATTGTGACGTTCCAAGAATCGAATGTTCGATCCCCAGCAACTTTCAATTGACGTCCACGAAATGGAATTACAATTGTACCAACATTCGAAGCTGGTAATTGAGCTGCTTCACACATAAAGGCTGTGAAATCAATGTCAAGGTTTACGCCTAAACCACCTCTTGGATTTGCAAGTGTAACCTGAAAGAGATTACCACGTGCACCGCCGCCAGTAAGCCTGGACTTAAATTCGTCTACACTACCTAGTGCCATAAGTTACCTCCTTAGATTATATGCCAGCGCCAGCGACTTCCTCAAAGGAAATGCCAGTTCTAGCTGCGACAAAGTTAAGAGTGATAAAGTTAATAGAACGAGCTGGCTTTATAAAGATATTAGCTATGAACTCATTTCTATCTACTACTGCTGCAGTATTTACAGTTTCATCCGCAACAATACGGAAGTCTGTAATACCACGTCTACCTTTAACATCACGTAACACAGGTTCGATAATATTTACGAACTCAGCTCTTGAAAATTCATCGTTGAATTCAAAGAGTACGTTTTGAGCAGCTCTTGCGATTGCACGCTCAATTGTTAAAAATAATCGACGTACGTTAATACGATCGAACGCAGAAGGTCTTGCAAGACCTGTTTTATCACCAAATAATAGTATGCTTGATCTTGTCAGATCTGGTTGACCTGCAAAATTAACAATTGGATTAATACCATTTTTGTAAAGCGTGTCTCTACGTGCTTTATTTGGATTAAAGACTAGTCCAGTTACGCCAAGTAGCTGTCCTCGTCTTGAACCAGCTGGTGAGAACCATGGTGCAGCTGTTCTATCAGTTTCAGCCATGAGACCTGCTACTGAAGAGTTTGCTGGAATATCAATAAATTTATCATTGTATTTATCGTAAACTTTTAGATAATTACCAGCTACTGTATTATAACTAGATCTTGTAAATGTATTAGCAGTTGCAGTTACATTTGTAATAATAGTTGAAGCTTGGTACACATTCACAATATCGTTTCTAGCTGGACCAGATACGACGATACAATCTTTACGCGATTCTGCGATTGCAACCAAATCATTAACAATTGTTGTCTGATCTGATCGTGCTGTCATCCCTGGCGCAATTAAGAAATCAATTTCAACGACTTCTTTATCTTCAAATAAGTCGAATGCAGATTGATAATCTCCAGCTGAAAGAATGCCTGCGTTAACGCCTGAATCAAATCCGAAGTTAACTACTGCAGACACGTCAGTATGAGTGCCTAAAAAGTCTTTAGCTGTTCCGGCTGTAGTAGCTGTTCCAGCGTTAAAGGAGTTAAAGTTAGAATCAAAATCAATAAAGTGTACATATTTTGAATTTTGGTTTATTACATCTTTAACGTAGATGTTTGATCCATCGACAGTATTAATCGCGTTACTTGCAACAGACATGAAAGGATATGTTTCAAGAACAGTGCCTTTTGTGCCTGTAAACGCTCCGTTTACATCGACAACTGCAGCATGGATTTCATCGTTTGTTCCATCAGTGTTAGTTGCAAATTGTGATGTCCCTGGTGCAGCATCGAATGAACCTTTGTAGGTCCAACCGTCGAAAGCTGAATCGTTAATTGATGGTGGACAAATTGAAACTCTTAAAGAATTTCCTAGAGTACCTGGGACTCTACCTATAAAGGTATGACCGTCAGAATCTAAGGAAGCTTGCTGAGAGTTAAAATTAGCTGAATTAGTTACTTGTGGGAGAGTATATGTTCCCACAGCATATGCCGAAGTTTGTCCTGTAGTAGAAACTGCGTTTTTAGCGCCAGTATCTACAATACGACTAACTTGTAGCGATCCTGAATAGCGTAAAAAATACGCTGCGTCGTGGTAGTCAATTGAATGATTATCATCTGGAGTTCCAAATGTTTCTGATAACTCTTCTTCATTTGAAATAAGAGTTCTCTCATCCGCCGGACCCCACATAAATTTGCCTGTGTAACAGCCAACTGAGGATTGAACGTTAGGCACGCCGCCTGTAACATCAACCTCTTTAACAATTACCGCAGGACTTTGAGATGGTGTAAAAAGTGCCATTAGTCTACCTCACTCGGTTATTTATATGGTGCATAATACGATTGTTTTTCAATTTCATAGGTATTTATACTATTTCATATTTATGATTAATAATGATCTTCTCGCTCAAAATCAACATACCAGTCAGGTTTAGTGTTTTCAGCATCTTCAAGATGTTTACTATATTCTGATCCGTCATCTACCCAGCCAAACGGAACAATATCTGCTTCTATTTCGTCCATTCTTTGTTTAAACAACATTTCTTTTAAGTTGATATCTGTCATATCGTTAAAAAATTGTGTTTGAGCAAAATAACCAAACATAACTAAGGTCATAACTAAATCATCGTTATTACCTTCTGAAGCTTCATATGAGTTACCTCTACCAACAAAAGTAGATATTTCAAGAATAGTCTGCTCATCAACTATTTTTAATTTGTTTGTCTCCAAAAGATCTTTTAGACCTGAACAACCAAGACGCTTTACTCTACGAGTCATAGCTTGCCCAATGGCATTCGCTTTAACAGCTGACTCGACATGCACGTTATCATATTCAAGTTCATGGTATAAACCATTTGCTACCATTGAACCTTGATCATTTGACTCGACTACAACATAAGCTTTGTTGTAAGAAACTGCATACTTATATATAATACTAGGGAAGAGCAATGGAGAGATAGCATTGTTCCGATACACAGCTACCTGTTTAAACGGTTTTACGCTAATATCGATTAAAGTAAAAGTAGAGTAGTCCTGTCCTCTTCCCTTACCAACATCAACACACATAATGTATTCGTGATCTTTCGTAGGTTCTTCGTATATTAATCCATCACCTTGTTCAATATATCTTTTAGATTGTTCTGCTCTTAATTCCATAAGAGCTTCTGCGCCAATTAATGTATCACCAGTTCCAAAAAAAGTATTACCGAATTCTTGATCAAATTGCAGCTTCGAAGTATTATTAATTGTTTGTTGTTTCCAAGCTTCATCGCGACCTGGAACATCGTACCAATCTACTCTAAAATGTGTGAATTCGTTTACTTCTTGAACTGCACCTTCCCATATTTTATAAAACATATTACCAATACCATTTGCGGTAGACGTAATAATAACTTTAGTATCTTTACCAGCAGATACAACAGGATATGTTGAAGTGTAAAATTCTGAAGCTTTTTCTACAAATGCAAATTCGTCTAAATAAAGCAGGTTGATACTAAGACCACGGATAGAAGAACCAGTGGTTGCTGCAGTAATAATTCGAGAATTATTGCCAAACTCAAGTGAACCTTTGTTAAGAGCTTTAGTTCCGGGTTGTAAAAAGAACGGTAAGTTCTCAAGCATAAGCGTGATCCTGGAGAGCATTTCTCTCGCAGTTGATGCTTTGTTAGCGAGTATGGCCACAGTTTTTTCCGGATGAAACAACGCGTACCAGAGCAAGTAGGCGCATACCGATATGGATTTACCCGATTGTCGACAAGCCAAGATGATATTAAACCTATGCTCATTAAACCTCCCAAACATTTCTTCTTGATAAGGATATAGTTTAAATGGGACTAAACCTTCATCAAGATTAATTACTTTTAAATGTGTTTCAGCAAAATATATGGGATTGTCCATACATTTTTTATATTCCGTAATACTTTCAGCTGTCCACTGCTCGGAAACACCGTCACGCTTTACGTTTGGATTACCTAGATAAGTATCCCGAGTCGGCTGAGTCTGTCGTTGCTGTTCCATTAATTACATCGCCTTTTAGCAAACGTTGAACGTCTGCAGTTGAACCTAAGTAAAAATTATTTTGAGTATTTTCTACTTTAGTTATATCATTCTTTTTTTCAAGTTCTTTTTTGCCTTTATTTAATATCATAAGGCGGTCATTCACATCAGAAATATTTTTAATCATTCCTGATAGAACTTCATAAGCTCTAGGATGCTCAGATTCTCTTGCTACTTCTATCATATTTTCAAGAGCGTCTTTGCCTCTTTCAATTAATTCATAATATGTTTCACGAGAGTAATCATAGTCACGGCTTGCTTTGTCGCTATCACGGAGCGTCGGAGTCTGCATCATAATCTGTCCTTAAAAATCCGAAATCGGAATCACCTAAAATGTTCAATGTTGTTGGGTTAGGTTCAATTTGTATTGTTTTTATTCTTAAATCTGAATCAGCTAATCCTGATCCTACATCAAAAACTTTAGCTCTAACATCACGCACGATTTTAGAATTAGATAAGCCACTGTAAAATCTGACTCTCATTTCAAAATCCATTGTGTATATAATTGTTCTACGAGATGCTAATTCACTTTCAAAATCATCTTGAAAACTGACTCCACCAATTGTAATTGGAATGTCTTCTAATATATCTGGATAATCTGTGAAAGGTTTTAAAGTTATTGAATATTGAGGATTAAATGTTGGTAAAATTTGCTCTACTATTTGCAAAGCATCGTCTTGAGTTTTACAGTAAATATTTAATTGAAAAGTAAGTATATATGGAACACCAGTAAAAAACTTAGCTCTATCGTTAGCCGTGTTACCAAATTTTTGAAATGTATTTGTTTTTGCAATTTGTCTAGCATTGTCGTATGATAACGAAGTTATTTCAAAAGACATACGTGGAAGTTTGATTGCAACTTTAGTATTGTCTCGTAAACTCGGATTCTCGCGGATACGATCAAGATATTTTACTTTTGGAGCATATGCAAGAGGTACTTTTACTTGAGAAGTTGACGCACCAGTCGTTTGATTTTTACGAATGACGTATATATTATTAAACAGTTTGCCAAAAATTGCAACTGCACGTCTAGTCTTTTCGTGATAAAAGTGTCCGCCAAACATTAGCTATTATATATTTTAGTCAAATGATCTTCAAAGGATTCCACCTTTGTTAACCTATCTGGCCAGAGAATATACTCCTTTTCTGGGTTTTTCTTTAAATTATTCAGTAGTGGAATAATTGCATTATATAGTTTATCTATCTTATCTTGAGTTGCAACTGCAGTCGTTTCAACCTCTGCTGCTTTTGCTTGTGTTTTTTGAACTGCTTCGAGTTCGTTTTCGTCTACAGCTGTAAAGCCAAAATCAAAAAAATCATCTGCCATTAGTCATTCCCTGATGGATCACCGAATGGGTTTGACTCACTAAAATCGAGAAAGTCATCACCAAAAGTTCCAAAATCTGTGTTTTGTTCATTTTCAGCAAGTTTATTTAATTCACTAACTGTTTGTAAAGTGTGTATGTTAGTAGCTGAATCAACAGTAACTGTGCTGTCTGCTTGAAATAGTTTAAACGTTGCGTCTGAAGATGCAAGATTGATTGCATGCATTGTGCCGTCTGAATCTGAGTATTTAGCAACTTCTGCTGTAACAAGTATGCCACTTTGATTTTGAGTTATAGTTGTTCCAACTTCAATTGGCTTTCTATTAAGAACGTCTGCCCCTTGTATTTTTAACAGATATGTATACCCGTGATCTGTTTCAATGTCTTGAATTTCTTCAATGCCAGTATCAAAGTTTTCACTATTAAAGTCGAACAACTGAGCACGACATTTAAATGTTGGAAGGTTTGCTAATTGGTAAAACGGCTGCTCGTGTTCCACGTGTGTTATTTGAAACATTGATTTAGAAAGTGGTAAATATATCAAATCACCTTCACGTGGACGTTCGCTATTAATAGCGTTATCAGCGCCTATTGTTGCATTCCATCTACGTCTTGATACTACAAAAGTAGCTTCATCTCTTATTTCAACTCCGAATCGAGTGAATAAGTCTCCTTCTCCATCGAAACCTTCGATATTGTCAATATACATTTCTATTTTATAACTTGAATTATATGTCGCAGGTATTTCATCACCAAAAACTCTATCTTCAAATACAGTTTCTCGTGGCAAATAGTATACATCTTGACCATATATTTTTAGAGATTCAATAACGAGATCTTCATAGAGATTCTGTTCTGCTTTTACATTGTCTCTTATATAATAATTGCGAGCCATATTATCATCCTATAAAAAAGTCAGCTGGCATTTCGTGTTCTAATCTAATCCTTTCTCGTAGGTCTGCAATCTCACCTAAAGCGTCGTCATAAATTTGTCTGCCATTAATAATAACTCCACCTGGTAATTGCATACCTTCAAACTTCATTAAGTTCATTCCCCATTGTTGTTTTATTAATGCAGTTGTATATTCTTTTAGCCACATGTCGTTATAAATTGCAGTAAATGAATCTGCTGTGATTGTGCTATAATACTCGTACACCACGTAATCATCAGCTTTAATGTCTAAATCTTCGATGTGTCCGAAAACGTAAAGTCTGTTTTGTTTACGAGCAAAATCAACCATAGAATGACCATTAAGTGTTTGATCCAATAGAGAAAGATATTGCTGAATTTGTTCGTAATACGCGATATCACCGGCAAACTGAGTCATATCAGTAAGCTCTGATAAATGCATTTGATATCTTAAATTAAATAAATTTTTAGATGCGCTGGCACTTGAAATAAATGGAAAAACTCGAGTTACATATTGCACATCTGCAGCAGTAGTAATATACTTATTCGTTATATCAGCGTCGGTTAACTGATGGGATTTATATGCACGATATGTTGCGTCAGAATGATACTCTTGGTAGTACTGTATCGCTTCGTCAACTCTATCTTCAAGCTGATCTTCATCAACGTTAATTTCTAGCACTGGTTCTCCTAATCGACGCTTACAATAATCGATAAGAGTATCTCTAGAGTTAGGGTTAGCCATTAACTACCAGCTCCAATCACTGTTTTCAGAGTTGAACCTGCAGTATTTTTAATTAACAACGTACTTGCACTCGCTAATTCAGATGAAGTAACTGTATTGGCAGCGAGAGATACCGAAATATTAATAGCAGCAGATCCATCAAAGTTAGCAGTACCTGTTGCATCTCCAGAAATTTGAATCGCTCGAGCCGTCGCAAGTGCTGTTGCAGTGTCAGCGTTACCTGTTAGAGCTCCAACAAATCCAGTGGCAGTTATTTTTCCAGTACTTGGATTATAAGTCATATTGCCATCGGCTTCGACGCCAAGGTTACCAGAACCTGCAGCTCCTGCAGCAAAGAGAATCACATTACTTTCATCAGTATTTTCGTTATCGCTAACTGTAACTGTTGTTGCTACAGTCGCAGTACCAGCTGTGCCAGACACATCGCCTGTTACATCACCGGTAAGGTTAGCTATTAAAGCTCCAGTTGCAACTGTCATATTACCAGTTGAAGCACCTGTAGCAGTAGTTGTACCTAATTTAAATTTGTCTTCTGATTCATCCCAAATAAATGCTGCATTATTACCAGTTGAACCACGTTCAAATACAAATCCGAGATCGTTAGCATTCGAACCTGCACCTGTATTTAATTCAATCAAAGGATCGGCGACTAAACTATTTGTTGAATTGACAGTTGTAGTTGTTCCATTAACCGTGAGATTGCCACCAAGAATTACGTTACCTGAAGCATATAAACCAGCAAATGTTACTGAGTCAGTTGTTCCTACAGCTTGACCGATAGAAAGTGTACCGCTGGCAGAATCGATACCTACTCCTGTTCCCGCTTGCATAGTTGACATGACATTAGCTTGTGTTACTCCAGTCAATGTAAATCGACCTGTAGCTGAATCATAATCTAAACTTCCTAATCCGCTACCAGTAGCAACATTCATATGAGCTCGTACTTCAGCTGCACTTGGTCCTGTATATGTAAATTTTCCAGAAGCAGAATCAAAAGCAAAAGAACCATCACCACCTGCATCTGTTACTTGAAGATGACTTCGAGTTCTAGCTGCTGTAGTAAAAAGATTCGTTGAACCTTCGGCTAGATCATCAGTACCTAATGTTCCAAGAGTGGCTGCTGTAATACCAGCGGTTGCTCCTGCACTATCTTGTATGGATAACTTATTACCATCAGCTCGTAATTTTACACCACCAAGGTGAATCGTGCCAGACGATAAAAATATATCTCTAAATTTAAGAGATGAAGTACCAATGTCATAAGCCGAGTCTGCACCCGGTGTTATGTGTCCATTGACTTCTAGTGCTCCTTGAACGTCAAGTCTGTCAGATGACGGGATTTCTCTAATTGATGCTCCCGATATGACTAGTGGAATACGATCTGCCATTTTTTTTTTCCTTCTAGTTTCTTATTCTATTTATACGTTAAAGCGAGATAGTTACTTCTGCGCTATCTTTATCTAATAATGTTACTGAATTACCAAAACCAATAGCCGCTCCAGTTGTGATAGTTGCTGCTTGTGTAATTGCTAGCTCCACTTGAGTTACTCCAGCGCTATCATCGAAGTTAAGGTTAAATCCTGTTGCTCCTTGTCTAAGTCCAACATAAGCCGAATCTACAAGAGATGTTATATGTTCACGCGTTAAAACTGTTCCTGTTGAATCAGGTAATGTCAAAGTATGATTGCTAGTGTAATTACTCGGTGTTAATATTTGAGAAAATGAATCACCAGCAAATGATATTTTTTCGCTATTAGATAATACAATACCAGTTGGTGTTAATTTCATCTTAGTTCTGATACCGCCAGCTTGTCTTACTTGAAAATGTAATTCAGCGTCTTCTGTACCATCAGATGCATCGTTAATAAACGTTGCTATTTGACTCATTAATGTAGCTTCTTGAGCGTCGTTTCTTCCGCGGAACTCAATTGCAGCAATAGCATCTGAATCTGCAGCACTTGAACTATTTCTATCAAGTACAATTGTTGGTCCAGCTGCAGCCCCAGCGTCGTTTAGAGTAACTGTAAATTGATCAGTAGTAAGACTTTTTGCGCGAAGATTAACATAGCTTGAATCGATTAAACTAATTGTTCTTTCAGAATCAAGTGTATTTTGTTCAATATAAGCTGAATCTACAAATAACGCATCATTTCTAATTAAGTTGATAGTTCTTTCAGAATCGAGTGAATTTAGCTCGATATATGCAGAATCTATATGTGATTGAATAACTTTACCACCAATTCGAATTATATCAAAATCGGCTGAATCACCAGTGATACTACCATTTAATTCTACACCGTATTTTCTAGTTTTTAGAATTAAATTACCAGTAGAATCGTTTAGTTTTACACCGTCATCTGCTCCAACTTGTAACCAAATTGGATTACCGTTATTTTTTGATGCCAGATAAATGTCTTGTGCTTCAATGTAAATTCCACCAGTTGAGTCTTTAATTACGAGATTAGTAGGATTACGACTAATAATTGCATCATTTTCATTACCAAATGCTAATGATACGTTATCACCAAAACCACGAATTGCAGTTTTAAACGATCCACCATCTGCAGTACTAATGGTATATTCTCCAGTTGAAGAATCCCATGTAGTAGATGATATACTAGCAACCGCAACGGTTCCGATGCTATCAATAAATCCAGAAGTATTAACTGTAATTTGTGGAATTAACGTTGCAGATCCATAAGTACCAGAATCAACAGTTGGTGCTCTTGATATATTACTAATACCACTAACGGTTAAATTTGTTAGTGTTGAAGAGTCAGCATTTAAACTAGCTACATTAAGATCTGCTTTTGCAAATCCTGTTGCACTACGATTTATCGTAGCTGATGAGTCTAGTGAAGAATCAACAACATCTCTAAACAAATAATATTGTTCGTTTGATGCATCTCTTATAAGACCAGTGTGTCTTTGTTGACCACCTCTATAATATTTTCCTACAAATCCAAGATCAACAATATCTGTATTGATATTCGAATCAGCTAGATGAATTATTGGATCTGTGACTTTTAGAATTTGTGTATTAAGTGTTGTTTGTGTACCAGAAACTGTTAGGTCTCCAGTTACAGTTACATTACCTATTTTAGCTGAGTCAGCTAATAAATCTGCAAATTGTGTTGAACCAAAATTAAGTGATGTACCTGAGAGACTAGTAATTACTCCTGAATCTGCATCTAAAGAAACTGATCGTAATGTAGTAACATCAATGGTTGAAATATGCGCAGAATCTGCTGAAAATTGACCAATAAATCCAGAATCATAATGAATATTACTTCCAGCTACATTAAATAAATTTGCAGAATCAGCTTGTAGATTATTAAATCCACCAATCGCTGTTGCAAATGTTTGACCATCTGCAGTACTAATTGTGAGTTTTTCGGTTGCAGAATCATAAGTAAGTCCTGTCACACCAGCAACTAATACTGATCCAGCAGAATCAACTTGACCTTGAGCATTAACTGTAAGAATAGGAACTCGAGTTGATGAACCATATGTTCCAGAATCAACTCCAGTGTTTGCGATACTTAATTGATGAGTATTTGAATCGTACGTAAGACCGTTTGTTGCGCTTAAATGTAAACTTAAATCTGATTCAAAATTAGCTTGTGTGTATACGTTTTCAACATCAATACTAAATTCACCGGTGCCTGAGTTATAAGTAAGGTCACCACTAGCAGAAAATAATCCACGTACCTCGCTTGAATCGACAGATAGAACTCCAGTACTTGAAGTAAATACGACACCGTGGCCACCAGTAATATGTGCTCTTACTTCACTAGCATTTGGTCCAGTGTACGTTAATTTTCCTAAAGCAGAATCATATGTAAACGATCCGTCTCCACCTGCATCTATTACATTGATATGCGCTCTTGTTTCAGCTGCACTTGGTCCAGTGTAAGTGTATACACCTGTTGATGCATTATAAGAAAATGAACCATCACCTCCAGCATCTTGTGCTGAAATATGAGCTCTTACTTCGACAGCAGATGGACCAGTATAAGTTATTTTACCACCGGCTGAATCATAAGTAAGAGATCCATCGCCACCGGCATCAACTAAATTAATATATCCACGTATTGTGCCTCTTGATGTTGTATCACCTAAAGCTGAATCAAATCGACTTCTTGTATAATATAAATTATCGCTTTCTTTCAAATCATTTGTTGAATTAGCGCTAAGATTAATTTTTGTAGTAGCATTATCAGAATCTCTTACAACAAACTGTCCTGATGAATCACTAATTGAAAGTGCACCAAGTTGAATAGTTTGTCCAGAAAGAAATAATTTACGGAATTTTTTAGTTGCAGAACCTAGATCAATTGAGCTGTCATTTAATGGAATGATAGAAGTTGATAAAGCGCCAAGTAAGTTTAACGAACGCTCTGAATCAAGAGAGTTTGCTTCAACATACGAAGAATCGACAAAATTACGTGTGAGACTTTGACCTGTTATAAATTTGACATAATCAGAATCAATAATCTGCTTTAACTCTGACGAGTCAAGAGACATTACAATATTATTAGAACTACTGTCAAAAGTAGATTTATCTAAACCGTGTCCTGCAATTAGAGATCCTGGTTTAAATAAATTATCACTTGGTGACATCACAAGGATATCGCCGTTTTGTCGACCTGCGCCTTCTACAACGCCAGAGGCCGCTTCGTTAATACTTTTAACGGGGCGTCCAACGATTATACGTTTAACGTAAGTCCTTTTTTCTGCCATGTCAGTTCCTTATTTAGTAACTGATGGTGTAACCTGTATTCGGCCTTCAAGGACTCTTTCAACAATTGTGGCATTATCACTATCGATAAAAGAGATTTCTACATCATATACGTACTTCCCAGGTTTAAGCGCATCTGTTTGAGAATTAGTTAGTGAGAGGGTGACGATACCGGCGGTTGATGGAGTTGAAACAATAGCTGAGAAATCTTGTATGTCAGATGAGTCAGTAGATTTGTAATTCTTTTTCATCTTGGCTGTTACTGTGTGATTAAGTAAAGACTTAGCTCCTCCAGTGTGATCTACTAAATCTAATTGAATAGCTACATCACTGCCTTGATCTATAGTAATCTCTTCGTATTGTGCCATGAACTACTCCAGTTGAGTTCCTTGTCGGTGGTTCCACCCTGCTAACCTTTATTTATACGTTTTTACTTTTTGGGATCTTAGAATCTGCTGAAGAAACACAACTTTTTGTGATACATGGCATTGGTTTATCAAATAATTTAAATCCGGTAGTAATATTTCCTAAAGGTTCGTCATCACAGGAATAACTTCGTTTAACACTGCCATCAGGCTCACGAATAATAATACTACGATAGCCTGACTCGCAATTCCAACCACTAAAATTATTAAAGTTAAACGCATTGAACCTTTCAGCTTGATCCATGTAATACTTGGCTCCTTTACTATCCTCCAATTCAACTTGCATATGTTGTGGAACACCAGTCGTTTCATAGCGGAGATCAAGTTCCACTTTTGGTTTCGGCCGCGATATTTGTTTTTTGATATCGGTAAATCCTCGTTGAGGCATTCCATTATGTAGTCGTTGAAGCATATCGTCAGTATAACCATCAACAATAAAGCTGGCAGTAGGATCAGACTGAGGCTTAAGAGTGACATTAATTCCCCTTTCATGAAAATATAATGCGTCATCCCAGCATTGTTCAAAATTATCAGGTAGCATTACTTGGTTGATTGTGACTTGAATGTCTTGGCTTTGACAATATTCTAATTTATCTGCAAAGTCTGCAACTTTAGTATCAGTATCAACGTGTTCTCTATGGCATGATGCGGTAATACTTGATCTATTAAACTTAGCACAGATTTTAGCATATTCTTCAAACCATTTCATTTTACGTGAAATATTTGAAGTCATATGTACAGAATGATAATTAGTATTAGGAACATCGTTTGCAAGATATTCCATAATTTCTAAATATTGCGGATGAAATGTAGGTTCACCACCGCTAAAACTAAAATGAAAAGAATTATATCCATTGTCACGAGATTGGCGTTTGATTTCGTCAATTGTCATAAGAATTAAATCAATAGGCCTGTGATCTTTGACTCGACTTGATGCATATGGCCAACAGTATGAACATGAATAATTACAAAATCTGCCGAGTAACCAACTCACCGTAAATAAATCACGATGAAGCATAGTCCTTTGACCAACTTTAACTATATTATCAAATGGTATTTTTGTAAAGTCGTATTGACTCCATTTCAAATCAGTCATATACATAATCCTCAACGTAAAATTTTTTCATATATTTTTTTATAAACATTTGAGCTATTTCTTCGTGTCCGTTTTGATCTGGATGTTCATCATCAGGTATACCGGAAACTTCGAATCCTCTTTCAATATTTTTTAATTTAAAATTAAGATTTTTAAAATACCAATCATTTTGTATTTTGGCTTGTATTCTACTAATATTATCTAAATATGACGAATTATGTTTATCAAAAAAATGTGGATATGGTGCTGTCCAACATCCTGCTAAATTATCGTAATATTCTAAATTATGATGTCTAGCTATATATCTAGTTCTCCATATATTTCTCAAAGAAGCTCGTATATAACGATAACACGCATCTTTTGCATCAAAATCATAGCTACTTCCACCACTACATTTTTCATTACTAAACTTAAAATTTTCATGAAAATCTAAATCTTTTAAATTAGTAAACTTAGTCACGCAGTCACCTATGTTTGATCTTCGTGGATTAGTCCAAAGTACCATGATTATTGGATCATGATTTTTATATTTTAAAACTGCGTCAAAAACACAATTTTCTATATATGAATTACTTGCACGACCTTTACCTAAACTAAGAAGATCCATATTAAGTTTATCTGAAACTAAAATAGGCCAAGCTCTAATATTATTTGTTTTATATTGAGATAAATTGATATCTGCAAAACTACATCCAAAAGTTATTAAAATTTTAGATTTAGTCATATACATAATCCGCTTCTGCAGTAGCTCGTTCTTGATATTTTTCAATGTATTTGTTTACAAAACTATGAGCGATAAGCTGCATACCTTGCGCGTTTGGATGATGTTCATCTTGAGACAACCAATATTTTGGATATAACTCATAACAAGAACTACCCCATTCAAACAGATCGCCGCCTACAACATTATCCCATTTTCTTATTTTATGAAGATATTGATTTAAAGGATTATCTCGTTCTCTTACAGCAACATGAACTTCTTGTCTGTTTTTAAAGTTAATTGATGGATCTAATATCCATTCAATTCCATTCAAGATGTTTAATGCTCTATGGTGAATAACTTCAATACCGCGACTTAAACAAAATTCATTTAAAAGGTAGATATATCGTATCGACCAACGAGCAATATATCTACTAAAATCATCTTTTTTTAGACCAACTTCAATAGTACCTCGAGGATCATGGCATGTTACATGCATTTCAAGTAATTTACGAAGCGCGACTTGGCACTCAATTTTTGCTGTTCCAAAAGGTGGTTCTAAATCTGGCATATGAACATTAAATGTAAGCTGACTAATTGGCAAATCAAAAGGTTGAGATCTCATAGCTTGAGACCAAGCTGGCATAACGACAATATCTCTATGTGAATTTTCTTCGATAGCATCAACAAGAGTGTTATGAATATAATCGTTTCCTGCTCCTCCCATTGCAACGTTGAGTAAATCCCAATCAAAAAATTCAGCTACGTAATTTGGCCAAATTTTATCCATACCTGCAGTTTTATAATAATGTTCATGCGGAGATGTCCAACTATCACCACCAGCAATTAACAATTTTTTAGCCATGTCTTAAATACTCTTCTAGATCTTCAGGAGTTCCGATACCCCACATTTTATTTACACTTTTAACTCGAATCTTTTTACCATCAGCAATTGCCTCATTATAAACTGGACAAACATAAAATTCACCGTTTACTTTAATATTTTTTTGAATCATTTGCTCTGCATATTTTACGAAGTCAGATCCTTTTTTCCAATAATATATTCCAACTGTTGCGTTATTACCGGGCAATGGTTTCTTTTCGGCTACTTGAATTACTAAACCTTTATCACCTAATTCAGCATATGACCATTTGGGATGTGTATTCTTAAATGTTAAAATACCACCATCGATATCTGCGTGTTTAAATGCATACATACATTCGTTTGAATTCCATTCTATTATTTGATCAGAGTTTGCAATAAGAATAGGAGCATCATTATTAATATGTTTTTTTGCAAGTAATATTGTAGAAGCTGCGCCTTGTAACGGTTCATCTTGCTCTATTATTGTTACCTTGGAATTTGTTATTAGTCTAAGAGTTTCTTTTAAATTATATAATTCAGTATGTTCTTTTTTTACAATAAAAATGTAATTAGCTTTTATATTAATGTTTTTAACAACGGCTTCGATCATTGGAATACCGTTAATATCAATTAATGGTTTAGGAAAAGAATAACCCTTTTCTTTAAATCGTTTACCATCACCTGCCATTGGAATTACAATATTTAATTCTGAACTAATCCATGGAATATTTACTTCTTTAACATTCATTTCATCAAACATATTAATAATTTCATTTTGTACACGAATATTTCTTATACATTGAGTGTCTTCAATTTCGTAAAGTAATCCACCTGATCGTAAAGCACCTTGTCTACCAATATGACTATCTTCGAGAATAATAGTTTTTTCTGCTAGAGTACCAACACCAGACATCGCATTCCAATATATTTCTGGATGAGGTTTATGATTATTAACATCTTCATTAGATACTCTAATATCAAATAATTTTGATACTCCTAGAGAATAAAGAGATTGCGTCACTGTTTCAGAAATACTATTACTACAACATGCTAATTTAATATCTTTTTTTCTCAATACTTTTAAAAAATTAATAAGTTTGTTATCACGTTTAATACTACAAGCTATAAGATCTTTTGTACATTCTTGTTTCATTTTCCAAACTAAATCATACAAACTAGGTTTTAAACCGTATTCCTTTGTTAGCAATTTTAATTTTTCAGTAGTAGAAAGACCATCATATCGTGATAAATGCACATCTCTATCAATAACTATATTTGCTACTTCTTTTAGCGCAATATTTAATGCTGTATAATGTAGTTCTCTCGAATCTATTAGCACACCATCAAGATCTATAATTAATAATTTAGAATACTTTGACATTATATTTTCTTTCAAATTCTTTACCATGTGACCAATCATTACATATTGGTTGGCCTTTAATATTTAAACTTGTATTTAATAACATTGGACATTTTGTTAATTCATACCATTCTTCAAGAATAGGTCGAATAGCTGAATTACAATGTTTTTTTACTATTTGCACTCTCGCAGTTCCATCAACATGAGTAACTGATTTATAGTCATGTTTAGCTTTTGCTGTAAATTGCATATACTCATTCATTGGTCCTTCAAAATATTCATCAGCATATTCTTCTAATATCGCAGGTGCAAATGGTCTGAATTTTTGTCTTTGTTTAATTTCGTTAACAGAGTCTTGTATATCAAGACGAGGATCAGCAAAAAGACTACGATTACCAAGGGCCCGAGGACCAAACTCAGTACGACCATCAACCACGCCAGCGACACCACGCTCAAGAATATATCGAGAAACTTCGTTAGGATTAATAGCAATGGGTTTTTTAGCGTACTTTCCAAGATACGGATCCTTCCATTCTAGTTGTTTACCATATAATTTAGCTGCAGCGCCAAGAGAAGAACCAGCATCACCAGGATTTGGCATAATCCAAATATTCTTATTATTTATCTTAGAATTAGCTACACAATTTAATGCGCAACCACCTGATAAAATTAAATTTTTATGATGACAATGTTTTGCAATTAGTTTTAATAATTGCTTTTCATAAAATAACTGTACTGATGCAGCAATATTTTCTGGTTTTTCTTTTGGTAAATTTATTCCTTTGTGACAGTTGAATTCTAAAAGATATTCGAAATCAATTGTAGGTTCACCATATGCAGCTAATCCCATCACAATATATTCTTCTTCCATTGGTTTATAACCTAAACCATGGGTTATAGCTGAATATATAAGTCCTATACTTTGAGGATATTGCATTTCCCAAGTTTGAGTAAATACTCCATTTCTTACCTCAAAAACAGCAGCTGATTCAGATTCACCAATAGCATCAATGCACAGAATATCACAATCTTTAAATGGAGCCGTTGCCCATCCAGCCCAAGCGTGAGTTTCGTAATGATTATACGAAATATCTACTTTTATATTTTCATTTATAGGAAGTTGACCAGCTATAGCTCTTCTTTCATTGACTCTAGCTTTATTTTCATGACCTACGATAACATCACAATCGCTTGGTATACAGTCAGGCTTAATCCATTTATAATTTTTTTCTCTAACAAATCTTTCAGAGTGATGTGCACTACTAATTTTTCCATTTTCGATAATTGTCCATGCAGCGTCATGACTACCTTCTGAAATACCTAATATTTTAATCATAAATAAATTCTACATATTCTTTATTTTCAGGAACTGGGTCATGAATCTGTCCTCGATATTTAGTCAAAAAATAATTAGCTATCCAATTGTGAGCTTTTTGATTAGGGTGTCCATCTCCAGGAATACTGTATTCGTCCTTCAATACCCACATCATGTTATCTTCAAATTTTTGAGGACCAAAATATTCTGAGTTAAAATACCTATTTTTTGCAAAGTGTGTATTTTCACATCCTACTTTTATGTTTAAATGCTCCCAATTACCAGCTGGAATTGCTAGCGCATGCCCTTGATAAATTGGAATCTTTCTTTGTTTTAAGAATTCGTTTAATCTCCACATACACCTTAATTGATATTCTACAATCCATTCTTCTTTAAATTCTCGTCTAGGTCCATATCCGTTTTTAGGTATACATCTATATCCTTCAGTCCAGAGAGCCATTGTAATTATATCACGTCCTGAATTATCAAGAACACCGTCCATAATTGAATTAGCAATCCAATCATTTGAACAACCTTCTCCAGCAAAATTTATAAGATCGACTTCTAGTTCCTTTGCCACAATACTTGGCCAAACATTAACATTATTATTAACATATGCTCGATAAAAAGGATCAGTATAGCTGCAGCCACTGACTATTAAAAGCTTCTTCATTGCCATTGCGCCACAAATGGATCAAAACCAACATTACATTTTGTTCCACAAGTCTTCATTCTACCTTGACCAACACCATGAATATCCCAACTACTTTTAACTGTTGCAAAGAAATCACCTTTAATAATTTCTGTGAGAGGAGTATGATGTACATTTATTTTTTCAAATCCACCAGTTGACATAATAACTTTATATTCTTGAGAACTTTCAATTGGTCGCCACCACTTATAAACTTGTCCTGCTAACCAACAGCATGGAAAAACTAATCCTTCTGCAGAAACATATATTTCTTGTTTTTGTAAACATTTTGGTTTAATATCGGCGATATCAATAAACTCATCCATTGAACCATATTTTTCAACAATTTTATCGTAATCATTATCAATTGCTTTGTTGCGATATTTAGGGTTTTTCGGTGGAGACAATCGAATAGCATCTTTACCTCTAAAAACTGCTTGATGATCGTCTTTTTTCTTTAAGTCTGCAGTATTAATATATCTACCAGATTTCTTTACAATAAAATCTTTTACGCCTATAAGTTCTGCAAACATTCGAGCTTGTTCTATTTGGTGTTCATTATAATTAAATACTAAAAATGTCCATTTAGCATAACCACCTGCATCACAAAAAGCTGCCATATTATCTTCAACATTAGACCACTTTACACCTTGACGATAAAAATGATTGGTATCTTGTAAACCATCAACTGAAAAGTTTACAAATGAAACTACTTTTGCTAATTCTTCCCACCATTCTGGTTTACGTGCACCTCCATTAGTAGTAACAAACATATTAATTTCAGGATTACACTCACGAACATACTTTGCGTGTTCTAACATATCTGGAGCAAAGATAGGATCTCCGTGGTTTCCACAGAAAAAGAAAGTTTTAAGATTTGCAAGAAACTCTCGAGAAAAGGCTTTCTTAAAACCTTCAATTGTCATCGATTCATCTTTTAAATACTGATTAACTTCTCCACCATTCTTATTTCTATCACACATAGGGCAAGAAGCTTGACACATTTGCGTTGGTTCGAAATGAACCATTTTCACATTATTATACATTAATTACATATATTCTTTACAGTTTTTACAAATTTCTAAAGGTTCATCAAATAGCTCAGTAAAAAAATCACCTTTAATTATATCATCATATTCGTATTTATGCAAGTTATTATCTAAGTTAAATAAGTTAAGTTCTGCATATGTCGTATGTTCAGTTGCAATTGCTGGCATGTAACAACATTGCCACAAATTACCCCAAGCATCTAATTGAACTTTAGCCCATTTTCTCCAATAACATTTTGAATCTACAGTTACTTCTACACCTTTTTCTCTTAGAGGATAATTTCTATTATCGTGTTTTAAATCAATTGTATTATATTCGTATTTTCGAAAAGATTCAATATCTCCACGCGTAGCTATATGTTCTTCCCATTTCTTATATTTCTTATGATATATGTTTTCCATATATGATTTTTGCAATTCAAATTCTACACAACCCATTTCTTTAGATAGTTTATGTGCTTTTTTTATTTCATGTTCATTATGTTTAAAAACTATATATGTCCAAGATGCTTGTCCACCATTATCTATAAAAGATTTCATGTTTTTAAGAATAGAATCGATATTGCAACCTCTTCTATATAGTTCGTTTGTTTCTACTCCATCAACTGCAAATCTAACTCTACCATGTCTAAATTCTGATAATAATATAGCAAGATCTTTCCACCAAGAAACAGATCTCGCAGATCCATTTGTTGATATTATAACAGTACAACGTCTTGGAATTAAATTAATTAATCCAAAAACATCAGGGTGACTAGTAAAATCACCATAAGCTCCATTGAAAGTTACTGTTTTTATTTTTTCGAAATTTATTTTTTGAAATATTTTAATTGGTAGATGAGTAAGCTCTACAGCTGTTTCACCACCATCTTTATTTCGTACACAACCACCACAATGACTATTACAATATGTTGTTATGTCTACGTGTAATTGTCTAGGTTGCAACATATTGTAATTTTACAGTGTCTTGTTTTGTATTACATTTAGCTGAACAAATATATGGATTATCTGCAGTATTCCATCTTTCAAATATACTATCAAACCATTCTATAGCTTTAGTTATTCCAACTTCTTTTGCATTATTTTCTCTCACCATTGAATTCATATCTAATATTTCTGCTAAATCAAGTTTTTGAGAACTACACGTCGATGCATGCGCCCAACAACATGGAAATACGTGTCCTGTTGCAGAAACGTAAATCTCTTTATGTTTTACACATTTTGGAGCTATGTTAAATTTATGTCTATTTTTTACTATATTTTTAATTAGTGGATTATTCATCACTTCACTTTGATATTGCGATTTGCTTGGAGGTTTAATAACTTCTGCCGTTTTACCTCTCCAATAAGATTGCCACATTGGTTTTTCTTTATCATAACGATTTGTTGATTTCGGTATAAATTCTTTAAATCCAAGTTCTTTTGATAATTTTTCTGCTAGTTCAACTTGGTGTTCGTTATGTTCAAAGATTAAATAATCCCATCTTGCTTTTCCACCTGCTTTAATAAACTCTTTTACGTTATTCATTACATTTTTCCATGAAACTCCTTTTCTGTAAATATGATTAGTGTCTTCAAGACCATCAATTGAAAAAGTAACATGATTAACAATTTTAGCTAACTCAATCCAAAACTCAGGCTTTCTAGCTCCGCCGTTTGTATTCATTGATAAGTATATTTTCGAATTATGTTTACGAAAATATTTAAATATTTCAATACAATCAGGCGCTAACATAGGGTCGCCAAGATTGCCGCACATATACATTTCATTTAAATTTTGAATAAAACTAGGAGAAAATATATTTTTAACATCATCAATTGATAATGAATGATTAGTTATATATGGATTAAGTTTGCCATCTGATAGTGTGACACGATCGCACATAGGACACATAGCTTGGCAAAGCTGAGTTGATTCTAAGTGTATTTTTTTAATGCTGTACATAATCCATCATACTTTCTATCGTTTGGCATACTAGACAAATGAAACATCACACATGTTTCTAGCTCAGGATTACGCATAATAGTATTATGAAATTCTGTTGGTAATGTGCAGTTTTCATATTCTGGAAATGCTTTTAAAAACTTTTTCATAAGGTCCCAATAACCTTCCTCATACACAAAAGGACTTTTATAAAAAAGATTATTACCTTCATACACAAATTCATAAGGGCTAGTACCCCACTTAAAAAAATCATTTGCTGTTTTTTTATCAAACATAATCACACCAAGATTATTTAAGCATTTAGTTACAAATCCAGTTTTTTCAATTGGAAATGGTACTTTAGGATTCACAACATATACATCTGTATCAGTTTTAATAATACGATCATACTTAGATGCTAACTCTGGAAGATAGTAAAACCACCCATAAACATATTTCCAACCAGTTCCACCAAAAACATTTTGACCTAATGAGGTAGCACCTCCATTTTCAATGTGCACTTTTCCGTACGGATTGTAATCTTTCCAATGTTCTTCATGAAAAGGCGCAGTTTCAGTTATATATTTAAAATCATAGCCATGTTCTTCAGCGTATATTTCCATAGATTCTTTACAAGCATCAAGTGTATATTGAATTTGCGATTCTGATCGATATTCGCCATAAATATTATTATTAGTTATTTCGTATTCAAACTGAACGATAACCGTTTTCAAATGCCCAATCCCTTTCCATACACCACCAACATTCTCCACATGTTTTAGAAAAATTCTGTGTCATGTAATCCCAACCTTCACAAGATCGCGTTAACGGTAATAAGTCATCTATCAACTCATATTTATAATATAATTTAGCAACATGTCCTTTATGATGTTGGATGAAAGGGTTACAGTGAATTAGTTTTCGTTTTGAATCATCTTGTACTGGTTCTCTGTCTGAGATAAATTCCCAATCACGATGTTTCTCTCGCACTTCCCATACTTTTTCGCCAAATACTTTAGAACTTCCCCAGTACTTTTCACCTATTTCTTCAGGTGGATTTGCTGTTACTCCATTAAATACTGCACACGTTTCACCAACTTCAGATACTACACCATCAATAAGAGATTCTTGATCGTCGACATAATTATTAGCATTTTTATTATTTGGCTTTCCACCTGGATCCATACACTTACGAACTTCGTGTGTCATAAATTCTACGTCTGGAAATTTACCATACATAAAATCTAATACTTGTTGTGCATGATAACTTTGCCAATTTCGTACACCATGAATCACGGTGATTGGCCAAATTTTCAAAGGTTTATTAGCTTTGCAATATTCATCACAAATCATATAAAGAAGTATTGCGCTATCAGCTCCGCCTGATAATCTAATAATTACATTTTCTGTTAGTACTGGTATATTAATCAATTTTTTAAATCCTTATTTTTTATAGTCCATAATCTTCTAAATCACCTTCACGATTAATATCTAAAGTATTAGAATGCCAACCGCAATCCCAAAAATATCTATTTCGAAACGGAATGTGTAATACTTCAATATTCCTTTTTTCAAGTTCTTTTATAATATAAGAAGATTTAGCGCTAACAACACATGTATTTTCATCTAACATAAGAACTTTAACATCAAAAAGATTTTCTTTATTTTTTAACCATTTGTCAATAAATTTTTCATATTTTGGATTATATTTTTTTTCTGGATACCACAAAAGACCATTATTAGATCTTTTTAATTCTAATTTATCGAGATATTTATTTTTCCAATCATTGTCGTCAAACCATATTATATCCCAATTTTTTGGAAATATTTTCTCATTATTTTTAAACCAACTTGATGCTAAAACCAATCCTGGCCTAATTACAGAAAATGCATTTTCATTGTGTTCATTAACAAATACTTTTTTAAAATTATATTCTGGAAAATGCGGTTTTAAAAATTCATCTATCATATTCGGTGTTTGCCAAACATCAACTAAAATTGTCTTACCTACACGTGTTAAATTAGGAGCGCACCAACCCTTAAGACCGTTTTCTTCCAATTTTTTACGTTCTGCATCAACGTCTAAATCAGAATCGATAAGTTTCATTCTATTAATTTTAAACTTTATATTAACATCTGATCTTTTAAAACAAATATTTTTATCATTTATTACTGTATCAACTAAAGCATCTCCAAAAATTTGTTTGTATTTACGAGTTAGTATATGTGAATTATAATCATTGTTATCAGTGACTAATATTTTTTTACCCATTACTATGTCATGTGCGCGCAAACATAATGGAGGATCAGGCAAACCATTACGATATCCCCAACTATATTTTTCTTCTTTACCAATACATCCATCTTTGTCAGTAAATTTTATAATACTATCTGGAAATTCTAAATCTTTAAAAGACATTTGATGTATAGTGATATTTCGATCTTTTAATATTCTTATAAAATTTTCAATATCTTCTCTAGCAGTTTCTACTATTTCTTTTAAACCTTCTCTGATCGTAGCATTGGCTATATCATCAAAAAAAGAGTTTTCAAATACTGATCCAACAAGTAAAGAATTTAAAGGTTGAAATTCTGTGTAACTATTAATAGACATAATCAAAAATCTTTGGAGCTAATTCGCTAGCATCTCTATTATAAAGTTGATCTTGAAG